GGCCTTCAACGCCGGCGGTGCCTCGGTCGGCAGCTCATAGCCACCGGTATAGGTGACCACGATCGACTCCGCCGAGCCGCCGAGCGAGCCGAGCAGCGTGAGCTTGCCCGAGTCGCTTTCGACTTCGTAATTGGCCGGGTCGATGAGTGTGCCATCCGGCGCATTGACCGACTCGACGTCGCCCTCTGCGATCGGGTAGTGCGACAAGTGCACGCGATAATTTTCATAAGGCGGCGGATCGCCGCGCCAGGTTTCCGCCACCTTCTCCTTGGCGAAAGTGCGGTTGCACATCACCGCAATCACATCGGAATAGCTGTCGATCAGCATCTGCAGCTGCTCATCGCGCGACGTATCGGTCGGCGGAATGCGCAGCGCGATTTTGAGCTCGTCCAGGGTGAGCAGGGCGAAGCTGGTCGCCGGCTCCAGGATCTTGATGGTGCGGTCTGCCATCAACCTGCCTCAATGTGGAACTGTTCGAACAGCGCGCGCAGCTGCAACGCCGGCGCCTCGCTGCCATCCGACATCACCGGCACTGCGCAAAACTGCTCGCGGTCGATTTTCCAGGCCAGGATGCGCGGGGCCGGATCGCCGCGATCGCCAGGGCGGCCTTGCGGACCAGGATCGCCGCGCTCGCCTTTGCCGGGCTTACCAGGACGGCCAGCCGAGGCGATGAGCTGCCAGCCGGAGCCAGGGCAATCACCGGGGTCGTCACCGCGCGCCACAAAGCTGGAACCGTTGAGCGCGACAATATCGAGATACCGATAGCGCGCCGCCGCATCGAAGGTGCCGCGAATTGTCATCTGCGCGGCGTCCTTGCCCGGTACGGCCAGGCAAATCCAATCGGCGTGAACGCTTTGATTTTGATAGGGCTCGCGCGCGCTGTCGCGCCGCGCCTGGAACAAGCCGCCGGCATGCGTAACAACGTCGCCTTCGTAGTGCACCCGGTCGTACCAGGCCTGCACCGGCGGCAGTTTGCCAGGGGCGCCATCTTTGCCGGGAGCACCGCGCTCGCCCGGCGGACCGGCCAGGGCGGGCCCAGGTTCGCCCGGCGGGCCAGCAGGGCCGGCAATGCCGGCGACCGACTCGCCAGGCGCCCCAGGCGGCCCGGCGGGGCCGCGTTCACCAGGTGCACCATCTTTGAGCTCGGCCAGCCGCGCATTGATGCGCTCGAGCATATCGCCGCGCAAAGCCGCGACCTCGGCCCGCAGGCCGGAGATTACGCTTGCGGCCTGCGCCTCGATGAGCGCGCGCTCGCGCTGCCATTGGCGCCGCTCGAGATCGAGCACATCCGCCAGGGCTTCGCGCCAGGCGTTAAGCAGCGTCTCGGCGGCGTCCGATGCGGGCGGCGCAATCGATAAGGGCTCTGGCTTCCCGTTCAATGTCATCGCGGTGGCCTTTCGTTTCGGGCGGCGGCGCCGGCGGCGGAGCTGGCGCCGGCGGCGAGGCCGGAATTGCTTTAGCCGCTGATAGCGGCACCACCTGCTGCTGCACGCGCGGCTCGTCGCCATATTGCACCGCGGCCAGGCCTTCCTGCTGACGCGCGTCGTTCGGACTATAGATGCCGCCTTGCACGCCGCGGGCGAGCGCCTCGATGCGGTCCTTTTGCGCCGAGCGCAGCAACGCCGCGGTGTCGAATTCGGCATACTCGTCCGGCTGGCCTTTGAGCTCGAACAGCACGCCGAAGGCTTCCTCAATGTGGTTGAGCGCAAAGCCCAGGCCCGAGGCGATCCAGCTCTGCATCAAGAGCTCAGTGGAATTGTAGGAGGTGCCGCCCAGGCCGAGGATCTGCAGCGGAATGCGAAACGCGAGTGCGATGTTTTCACTCGACAATTTGAGAATTTCTGCGGTGGCGGCATCCTTGCTGGCAACCGCCCACGGCTGCACCTTCAAGCCGGCGGTCAGGATTGGCGTGCCGCCTTGGTGCAAACCTTTCGCCTGGTCGTTCCAGCGATCGCGCAACGCCTGCACTTGGTCTTTGTCGAGCGTTAAGTCAGTCGACAGCACGGCGGACGGTCGGGCCTCGTTGCGATAGAACGCGGTCTGCTGCGCGGCGATCGCGGCGCCAACACCGACATCGGTGTAGGCGGCGACCAGCGGCGACTCCCCGACCAAAGGCCGCGGGAAACGGCGCGAGACATGCAAGCGGATATGCAGCACGTCGCGCATCGGCACCGGCAAGAGCTCCTCGCCATTGAGTCGCTTGTCGATGATGTCGTTGCCGTTGAGCTGGTAGAAAATCTCGCCGCTCTGCGCCACGCGCGGAAACGACAGATTACTGTCCATCAAGTGCAACTCGTCGATTTCATAACGCGAGTTGCGAAGCGCCAGGGCGTAGCAATTGCCCTCAAGGTAGAGCCAGCGCGCCGCGTTGAGCAGGAAGTCAGACACCGATTGGTAGTCGTTGGGATGCCGCAGGATGCGCGACAGCGCCGAATTGCTGACGCGCTCGCGGCCTCCGTCATCATTCAGCCGCCAGTGATCGCCAGGACACATGGCGACCGTCTGCGAGTAGGCCGATATGCAGGCCTCGACCATTGCCGACTGCGCGCCGGCAGGCACCGGCGTATAGCCTTGCTGCCAGAAGTTGTCGGCAACGCCGGCGGGGAGCCACCCGCCGGTGATCGGCAAATAGTACGGGCCAGCTCGGTAATCGCCTTCGCTCTTACCAATGAGCCGGCCCGCAACGCGCGACAAAAAACCGCCCACGCTCATGCGGGGTTCGATGTCCTGGTCGCATAACCGCCCTTGGCCGCAGGCTTGGCTTCGGATTGCTTGGCTTCCTTCGCCTGCGCCGAAGTCGGATCAGGCCCGCTGCCGTCATCCTCGTGTTCCGCCACATGCACACCGGATGCGGCCAGATCATTTTCCTCCTGCGTAGGCGTAGGTTTCACTTCGCCCGCCGCCTTGGCGCCTTCTTTGCTCGCCTTTTCGCGCGCGGTGCGCTCGTCGGCGAGCTTTTTCTTGACGTCCTCGGCGTGTTTTTTCTGGTCGTCGGTGCGTTGCTTGGCCGCCGCGTCGGCCTTGGTTTCGGTATCGGTCATTTGCGCTTGCCTTTCCTGTTGCAAATTAGAGACGGAAAATTAGCGACCGGGAAAATTTCCCGGTCGCTCTTTTTCCCGCCTATGGGGTTACCAGGTAACGCCGGCCACCCAGGCCACGGTCCCAGTGCGCCGGATCGTCCAGTTGATCGGCATGATCAACCGCAACGCCAGCGAGTCGGTCTGGAACATGGACTTGGCCGGGTAGGCCACCACCGCCGGCGTGCCGGAGGTGCTGATATCGGTCGGCGCGGTATCCTCCATGTGCAAGGTCGCCTGGTCCGAGATCTCGAACCGCGGCCCGTCACCGGTGACGCTGACGAAGTCGGCAGCGTCGACCACGATCACCGTGCCGGCAGGCACCGTGCCCGAGTCGATCACCGGCCAGCCGCCGAGGCGGCCCTGGCCGATTTCCTCACGGAATGGGAACACGCCCGCACCAGGTGCTGCCACCAGGCCGATCGAGTTCGCCTGCGCCGGATTCATCAGCCATACCGGATTGCGCACGTTGCCGAGCGTGCCGGTCAGCAACGCATTGGTGAGCTGCTTGATATCGCCCACCAGGGCGGTGAAGCCGCCGCCGGCGGTCGGGGTCAAGCCGGAGACGCCGTTGAGAATGCCGGCGGGCCGGATGACGGTGGCCGCATTGGTATCGATCAGCACGCTGTCGAGCGCGATCGCCGTATCGGTCTGGATGGCATCACGCAGCAAGCCCTCAATCGCGGGGATCGAATGCTCGTCGATTTCCCGCGTCCAGGTGGTGATGACCGCCATCTTTTTCGGCAAGAGCGTCTGCGACGTGAAGGCGCCCTGGCGCACCGGGATCGGTAAACCTTCACCGACGAATGAGCCGGCGATGGTCGGCGTGCGCGACCGGGTCGGGATGATGATCTTGCCGTTGCGCCCAAAGCTAAGGTTGAGCCCATAGCTCGAGAACCGCGGATAGATCGACTTCGGGTAGAGCGTTGCCATGAAGTCGACGACGATCTGCTGCACCAGCTCGGCAGCCCAGCCGACCACCGTAGTCATAGCCG